CTTTAATTGTTTCAAGAATTATATTATAAAACTCTTGAGGATTAGTATAATGAATTGTGCCAGGTATATTAAACTCTTTAAAATAACTATCAGCTATCACAGCCATACCATTGGCTAAACATTCTATGGCAAAGATATTACTTTTACTTTCATTAAACTCATTGCGCACTAATGGATAAAAACCAAAATCACTTTCAATCCTCTGCATAAATGTAAAATAAATAAACATAGAATTCCATTCTACAAAGTTTGCTTTAGGATTAAAATCATACATCATAAATTTAGGCATACCAAAGAATGTAAACTCTGTGTTTAATTCCATCGCATCATTTATCTGTTTCTTTACTGTATGTAAATCTGCAAAGTGAGTGCTACCTCCTCTCCATATAAATCTTACTGGATCATGTTGCTCTTGTAGTTTAGTCATTGGCAAATCAGATGGACACCAACCATTAGGAATAACAAACATAGGCTTATCATTACACAATGGCTTATATAAATCAAATAGCTTTTGCGTTGAGACTATAACGACATCAGCAAATAGAAATGTATCATGTATCTGCTTTTGTACTTGTGGATTGCTAAAATAAACAGATGCAGGATTATCTTCTGGGACATTTAATAAATGATCATCAAAATCAACAATTACAGCCTTGCCCATCCGCTTTGCATCTGCCATGATGCCAAGAGAAGCTGTGCTGTTGGGACGTTGAATAATAACTATATCTGTGTTGTATATATCATGCCACATTGCTTTTTCCTGTTGAGCAACTATTAGCTCAAACTTATTCTGCAATGCAAGACGAGAGAAAGGACCAATAGACCTATAATAGTCTGTTGCCTGACTTTTGGAGGAGGTGAAGATAGTAACTTTCATTTATTGTTTTTTTTCCATTCTTGACACAAATAATTAATGACTTCTACCAATGGCATCTTCTTCCCAGTCTTTGCAGATACATATATCTGAGTGCTTATTAAGAGCTTATGTGTATCATCATCAAGCAGCACACTCTTTCTTTTTTTTAATAGTACATTCATTTTTTATATAATGTTTATGCAAAGTTATATAAAAGTATATATATTTGCAAATAAAAAAATTATGATAAAGTTAATTGTATCTGGAAGAGTTGGTGCTGATGCTGAATTAAAAAGCGTTGGTGATACAACTGTATGCTCTTTTTCCATTGCCCACACCGAAAAGGTATATGGAGCAACTCCTGGCGAAAAGACTGTATGGGTAGGATGTTCTGTATGGGGAGAGAGAGCCGTGAAGCTTGCACCGTTCATTACTAAAGGATCATTTCTCGTGGTAGAAGGATCAGGCAATGTAAATGGGTATTTGAAGAATGGAGAAGCACATGGCATTTTAAATTGCCGTGTTACAAGTTTGGAATTTGGAGGAAAGCCAACAGGTGAAACTCCTGCCCATCCATCCACTCCTCCAGCAGGTAAACTTGATCTTGATATAAATGATTTGCCATTTTAAATAATTTTAAACCAATTAGTATGAAACAAAACCAATTTGAATGGGAAGTATATTCTCCCATTACTCGCAGACGAAATATCTTTAAATTAGTTATTTCAGGCATTTTTTTACTGCTCGCAATGTATATTAGTAGCTTTGCAGGCACAAAGACAAATTACAAGAAAATAGATGCGCCTAATCCTGCTAAAGAATATCCGCAGGAAAATTACAACATGATTGATGTACATAATTTGCCTGGCACTCAGATAAAAGACATGGCAAAGGATGAGTTATATGATTACATGGATGCTATAGGATTTAGGAGATTAAAAGGTAAAAGTTTAGTTGAGTTAAGAAAGATTTATCTTGCCTATATGTATGATGATTTCTTTTATACCATGCACCAGAAAACAAATTTGCCTATCTCTGTTATTTATGCTTTTTTCGTTATTGAAGCCACAAGCAATGGCCTGGAAAGTAAATTGATGATGAAAGCTTTAAATCCTGGAGGCATTAAATATACTGGCAAAGGCAAAAAAGTAAAGGCAATGGATGATTGTTATAAAGGTAAAAAGAAAGTGCCATGTGACTTTCAAAGATACAATGATTACCAATCCATGATAAATGGATGGGCAGGTATTATGAATTTGCCAAGGTATAAAAATTGCAAACGTTTTATTTTTAGCAAATACAACAAAGGCATGAAGCCAAAGGATATAGTAAATAATATATGTTATTGCTTTTACAAATCTGGCTACCACACTAGTAACCAATGGAAAGTCAGAAGCAATATAAGTACAGATTACTGGACAGTTAAAACATCTTTTCCTGATTTAGAATATTGAAAATGGTAGATAATAAATTCTTCTTTGATAAATCTGTTGAATTTGGATTTACAACAAAACACTATGAAAGCCTTGTAAATTTGCATAGTAATGGAGTTAAATGTTTACAAACTATGGGATGCAAAAGTGTATTTGAATTTGGCTCAGGCCTTGGCTTTTTTCTCTCTGCCTGTATAAGAAATAAAATGTATAATTATATGGGTTATGATATAAACCCATATGAGAGAGATTTTGCCATTAGCAAGGGTGTTGATCCTGATAAATATTTATTAGCAAAAGGTAAATTTAGAATTAAAGGCAAATATGATGCTATTTATTCTACTGAAGTATTTGAGCATATAACAGATGAGGAGTTGCATTTTATTTTGCCACAGCTAAGCAATGCTTGTTTAAATTATTTCTATTTTACATCAACTCCTAACCCTACTACTCCAGAGCAAGATGCTGAATGGGGACATATTAACCTAAAAAGTAAAGAGCAATGGATAGATTTGTTTAATAATTATGGTTTTAAATTTAATCATGATGATCATAGCGTTACATCATGGGGATTAGTATTTAAAAAATGAAACGAACCGACCTCTACACCCAGGAAGAAATCGACCTGATAAAATTATATTACCCCACCTTCAACAACCAAGACCTGGCAGCAATGTTAAACCGCTCAGTAAACGGCATGACCGCGAAGGCAAATGAACTTGGTATATGTAAACACAAAAAATATGTTAGGTATAACATGAGAAGGGTAAGTGAAATTGGCAGGCAGATAAAACCTGAAAGGAGCAGCCATTTTAAAAAAGGCCTTCCCTCCTGGAACAAAGGCAGGAAGATAGAAGGAGAATGGCTGGAGAAGATGAAGCTCACATCTTTCCAAAAGGGCAATGTGCCATATAATTTAAAAGAGATTGGCCATATCAGAAATTACAAGGGATACAATGAAATTAAAATAGGACATAAACAATGGATTAGCTGTGCCAGGCATACCTGGATGCAGATACATGGTGAGATTCCTAAAGGCTATGTTGTTTTTAGGATGGATGGAGATATGACTAATGATGACATTAGTAATTTATGCCTTGTACACAGAGGAGAACTTGCTGTGCAGAATAGATGGATAAAGCCATTGCCCCAGGAGTTGCAGGAGATACAAAGAATGATTTTTAATATTAAAAAACTTACCAATGAAAAACAAAATAAGCGATTTACGAAATCATCTGTTTAGCGTTCTTGAGGAACTCACAGATCCCGAATCAACGTATGACATTGCCAAGGCTAAAATAGTTGCAGATGTTGCCCAAGTGATTATTAATAGTGCTAAGATTGAGAATGATTACATTAAGATAATTGGAGGGACTCATGGGAGTGGGTTTATAGAGGAGGCAAGAGGTGATGTAAAAAAGTTAAACACAAGTAATTAAAAAGTGTTATATTTGTGTATCCTTTGAACGGAGTGCAGCCCTTCAAAGGAAATGGAACAACACAATATTGTTCTAACCCTTGCCCCAGCAACTGCACTTGTTGGGGCATTTTTTTTCTACCTATGCAAATATTACAAGAACTTGAAAGCCTTATTCCTCCATTATCAAACGAGGAATTTAAGCAGCTGGAGCGTAACATTTTGGAAGAAGGAATACGCGACCCTTTAATAACATGGAATGGCATTTTAATTGATGGGCATAACCGATATAGGATTGCTCAAGAACATGATTTAAATTATGAAACACTTGAAAAGGAGTTTGAGAATATTAATCGTGTTAAGGAATGGATGATTCACAACCAGTTTGGGCGAAGGAATTTATCTAATTACCAAAGAAGCGTTTTAGCCTTGCAACTTGAAGATGTTTTTAGGGAAAAGGCGAAGGAAAGTAAATCGGATAAAGTTTCCTATTTTAGACAAACAGGTGAGGTGTTGCCAATATTGGCAAAACCTGATACAAGAAAAGAAATTGCCAAAATTGCCAATGTTTCACATGGGACTTTAGATAAAGTAAAGGTTATACAAGCCAATGCCACAACCGAAGTGAAAGAAAAGTTGAATACTGGGGAAATGTCAATCAATGAAGCATACAAGGAAATAAAGAAAGAGGAGAAGATAGAAGAAAGAAAAGAGGATATCAAAAAGCAATTAAAAGATATTGAAAGCGGTAAATTACCAGAATTATGGGGAAAATATGAGGTTATTGCAATTGACCCTCCTTGGGCTTATGAAGAAAAAGGAGGATTAAGTTCAGATGATTATAATCCAGAAATAACAAGAGGAACAACTACCTATCCAACTATGAAAGTAAATCAAATTAAAGAAATTGATTTACCGTTAACAGATAATTCAGTTGTATTTTTATGGACTACCCACGCATTTTTAAAGGATGCTTTTGATATTTTAGAACATTGGAATTTAAAATACAAAGCTACTTTAGTTTGGGATAAAGAAAAAATGGGTATTGGTAGGACAATTAGATTGCAATGTGAATTTTGTTTAATTGCATTTAAAGGTAACCCAATTTTTAATGGCAGCAGCGAAAGAGATATTATTAGGGAATCAAGAAGAGAGCATTCAAGAAAACCTGAAGCATTTTATCAATATGTTGAAAGGTCAACTATTGGAAGAAAATTAGAATATTTTAGTAGAGAAAAAAGAACAAATTGGGAAATATATGGAAACGAAGTTAACAAATTTTGAAAATAAATTACTTTTCGGAGAAGAAGGTGAAAAAGAAATTGCAATTTCACTAATTAACAATGGTGTTGCTTTAATGCCAATGTATCAATTTACAAAAGAATTTGCCCCTTATTTATTAGACAAAATAAATAAAATTACTGCTCCAGATTTATTTTGTATAAAAAATGGAAAATGTTTATTTGTTGAAGTTAAAACAAAAAATCAATGGGTAAATTGGCATGGGGTTTTACAAACTGGTTATAATACTAATCATTTACAGAATTATATTAAAATTAGTAAATTATACGGAATAAACGTTTATATATGTTTTAATCATAAAGAAACACCACCAAAAGGTAAATTTTACATTGAAATACAAGATTATTTTAGACAGTGGAATGGTATAACCAATGGCAAAATTGTAAGTAAACCACTAACTTTTTATAGGTACGATAGAATGATTTCTGAAGATGATTTTTTAGATAATATTGATTATTTTTCAAACTTAACCTATGAATAAATTAAATAATAAATTAAAGGAAAACTTTACCATAATTCCTAATGGCTTATTAAGGAGTAAAAATATTTCAGACCGCGCCAGATTTCTTTTTTGTTATATGGCTTCAATGCCAGATAACTGGAAATTTTATCAAGGTGCAATGGCAAAGGAATTAGGCTATTCGGTTGATACCTTAAGAAAATATCTTGATGAATTATTGTCTACTGGATATTTGCAAAGGGAACAAAGAAGGCAAGAAGGTAAGTTTGATTCCTACGATTATACTATTAATTTTTCACCGTGTATGGAAAAAACCGACACGGTAAAAAACGGCAGCGGTAAAATACCGAATCGGGAAAAATCAACACTAACAAATAAAGACTTTAAACAAAAAAAGAATAATACAAATATAGACTTACAAGAAGAATGTGAAAAGCCTTTCACTCCCCCTCAACCTAAAATAAAAAATTCTTTTTCCCGGCAATCCATCCATGATTCCATTTCCTATGAGCAAGGTTTAAAAGAAAAAGAAAGTTGCGCTAAAGAAAAAGAAAGCCGAGCCGAGCCGCCCGAACCCTCCGAAACTTACTCCGCCTTTGTTGCCTACTGCCAAGCGTACGAAATTTGCGCTATGGTTACTCTGCCTAAGAATAAGCAAGGCAATTATGTAATGACAGCGAAGGATGGAAGCAATTGTAAAAAACTGGTAGCATGGATTAAGCAAGTTGCCATTGTGGAAGGGACCATGGATGATATGGTAGCAGCTTTTACCAAGGCAGCCTGGCATGTTTCCGACAAGTTTATGAAAAACAACTTTAGTATTTCAATGATATATAGCCAGGCAAATGCTATTTATACTAAATTTCACTACCAAAACCCAGCCGCCCAGGAGAAGCGGAAGCAAGCGGAGATTGAAAGGCTTGTAAATGAATTTGAAGGATGAAAGAATTAAACACCTCGTTGAACTCAACGACTTGTTATAATTACATTTTTAAGTAAAAATTATGAATTGTAAACCAATAGCAATGAAAAAAACACCGAAAGAAAAAGCCAAAGAACTCTTTGACCACTACTACATCATTATTCAGGAAGTTGGAGGTGAATTAGGGCAGGAGATTCTTGTTTCCATCCTCGCTGAACAATGCGCTCTGTTTTTTGCTTGCCAAATGCAAGAGGAAAAAAATAGTCAAAAAAAATACAAAGCAGTTGAATATTGGGAAGAAGTAGAATTTGAAATAGTAAATTATGCAAAATATGCAAACTAAAAAAGACAGAAACGCTTACATGAAAGAGTACATGAAAAAGTACCGAGCAACAATGAACGAATACACCTATAAAAAAATTAGGGAACGAGAGAACCACCGTCTCCGCATGAAATACCACGCCATGAGCCAGGAGGAAAAGAATGCCTATTATCAAAAAATAACTTCTTACAAAAAGAAAAAATCATTTATCAATGAGTAACCTCACACAGTACAAACCACGCAACTCTGATGAGCAGGCAATAATCTCTGCCAGGAGCAACCGCATTGCCAACATGGAGCAGAAGGAAGCATATAAGCAAGTGCTAAATGTAATTAACTCTGTTTTCCCCATGTATGGAATTGATGGAGATTTGGCATTTTACGCAAATATTGCCAAAGAAATAATAAAAACATTTGGCCAGATAGCAGCAAATGAAATAGAAATTGCTTTTAGATTGTTCTCAGCTGAGAGCCTGGAACTCGATGAGAATGTAAAGTTTTATGGAAAGGCTAATATGCATACAATAGGTAAAATTATCAATGGATATATGATTTATCGAAGAAAAATTATTGCCAGTCATGATAATGAAGTTGCAGCTTTAAGGCTTCAGGCAGAATGGGAGGAAAAGGCCAGGCAGGATCGTGAAAAATTGCACAAGGAATTCCCGGAAATGATTGCAAACTTTAAAGGCAAAAGCTGGGAGGATGTGCCGGTATATTGGTACGATCTCTGCCTCCACTTTAACATGATTACTTATGAAGAAGGAGAAAAGAAATTGCTCTGGGAAGAAGCCCAGGACCTGGCAATAAAAGAACCCGCAGAAGCTATGGATCTCATTAGTATCAGAAGCCATGCAAAGAAAATAGAACAGGGCAACAAGCAGAGGGCAGTTGTGATTGCGCAGAAGTTGGCAGTTTGGAGGAAAGTGCTAAAAAAGTGAAATTATTTTTTATTTTTTTTAATTTATGTTTGTATATTATTTATATAATTTGTATATTTACATATCGAAACAAACAAACGATATT